CAGCAATCTGAGAATTTAATTCTTTCTTCTGTTTAAATGTAGACATAATCTTTCCTTAAGTAAAAGAAAAGGGAACTCCCTAGAAGTCTAAGTAGTTCCCTTTGTAGAAGGCTAAATCAATAGCCTATGCATTTACGCAGGAAGCGCAATGGCGACAGCAGAAGTATCACGTAGTACACCAGTACCGTAGATAGTATCGCTGGTGAACAAGTCAGCTAAGAACTCTTGCTTGTACTGAGTCTGTGAACGAACAGCCATCTGCTCTGCAAACACAAACGCATCCTTATGCATCAACATACCAACTTTGGCAGTACCGTCAACTGGACAGTTGTTGCTGATGTAAATGTCTACGCCGTACAAGTTACCAATCTTACCGTTAACAACAGTTTGACCACCAACAAAATCAGAAGAGGTATAACGATCAATACCCATGATAGAGTTACGAGCAGAAGGAGGAAGGATCAAAGAACGACCATCCATAGGTACATCTGCATCATCTAACTTCTGAATCAAGTTACGGAAACCAGCATCAGTAAAGGCTAAAGCACCAGTACCAGCATAGTCAGAAAGAACACCAGTAGCACTCATCTTCTGAGCCTTAGCCCAAGTAGTACCGTTACCACCGTTAGCAGACTTACCTAACAAGAAGATATCGTCTTCAACTTTCTTAGCCAAAGAATAACCAGCATCGCCAGTATAGAACTTACGCATAGAAGCTTGAGCTTGAATGTCAGTAATATCTTCGATCATACGTGAGTATTCAAAGTGCTTGTCGATAAGGATAGCCAATTGACTAGCAGTATCGTTTTGGATTGTTACTGCTGTACCAGAAACTTTGGCAGTAGCAGAGCCACGGTTAGGCTTAGGGATGAAAATAGTATCACCCTTCTTACCTGACATAGGCATTTTGTTCACTAGGTTTGCAACAACCAATTCCTTCTTATAAGCAGCGATGATTTCATCACTCCAAATCTCAGGGATAAAGTTAGCAGAAGTAGTGTTGTTTGTTACGCCGCCTTGTGCGGGATATACTGAAGTAGCCATTATAATAATTTCCTAATATAAAATAGATTAACGAACTCTACCTTCTGCATACGCTTTCATTATAACGTCATTGTTAGCAAGGTAGCGATCGGGTTCGTACTGCATCATGTGTAATAGTTCTGATCGCTTTAGGAACTTCTTAGTAGTCTCACCAGAGCCTCGTGCTGAACCATTACTTCCACTCTTAAGAGAACGCTTACGATCTCCTTCGGTAGCAGCCTTAGCTCCTGCAACTAACTCCTGTTGTTCTTTCCAAGTTGTAAACAAATCGTCAGCAGCGTCAAAGTCAAACTCTGCATCTGCCCGTTGTAACTTCTTAGTCCGAGCCTGAGACTTACCAACCCACTCTTGGAATCCACTATCATTCACTATATCCATCGCATCTGGATGGGTTGCAAAGATCCTGTCTCGTGTTTCCATCTTAGCTAACTTCTCAGTAGCTTCTTTAGCTGCTTTCAAAGCTGGATGGTTTTCTAATTTCTTATCAAGGGTTGCGTTAGGATTCTCTAAGAAATCCAGATCACTTACCTCTTCCTGTCCCGATTCTTTAGCGGCTGATTTATTTACTATAAATTCATCTACCAGCTTTCTCAACTCACCTACTTCATTGCCCTGTCGACCTGCCATCTTTTCGGCTTCTTGGTGCATTCGGACTAATTCAGCAGCAGACTTGCCCCGATACTTATCAGGTACCTCTTCCTCTTGATCAGTTTGCTCTTCTTCTGGAGAGGCTGCTTCAAGTGATTCCGTTAAGGATTGATATTCTTCATCGTCTGCTAGTTGAGGTTCTTGGTTGCCATCTAAAAATTGTGCCATGTTTGCTCCGTACTATCTAGTATTATGGAATTTATATAAATGAGGTTACTTCCGAAAAGAAGTCTCAAGATTTACTACGTTCTGTCTGCAGCTGTTTTTGGCGTTGCTTAGACCATTTGATTGTAGCCCCTGCAAAGTCTCCTGAGAGGGGATCTAACTTACTCATGGGTGCAGCTAGTTGTCGCTGAGACAGTTCGTTACATATAGAGCATACACTTTCCCGATCATCGGAGCGTACATACTTCTCTTCTATGTAACTACATCCACTACATTTGAAATCATAAACTCGAATCATTTATGAAATCCTCATAAGAGTTCTTAATACCATCTTCAAAGCTTAGTAGCTTTCCAATGATATCAAGTTGTCCTTGACGGTAGTGTAATTCTTTTTCAGTCTTACAAGTGACAAGGTCTCGGAGAGATTCCTCCGATTCCGTAAAGTCTTCTAGTAAACTCTTCCATCCTTCTGTTAGAAAAATATCAATTAAAGAATTGTAATATCGTTCTAACTCAGGATCTGTATCTGTTATCATTGCGTTTCTCCTTGTTAGGACGCAGTTGAGAATGATTCTCATTTCTATTTAGTGGTAGGAGTCTAGCACAGATCTCCTATAAAGTCAAGAACTAATTATCATTCATTTGCTTATTTACTATTGCTTCTTTGCTTTCGATCTCTCGCTCTTTTAATACAAGCTCTGCAATCTTAGCCCGTTTAGCAAACTCTTTCTCATCAGCATCGCCATCAGCAACATTGGTAGTAAGAACTTTCAAACGATCAGTCTCTGCTTCCATAGGAAGTAGCTGAGTCTCAGTATTATATTTATTAGTACGAGCTTGTGACTCCATAGCCTGTCCTTGTAGGACTCCAATGTAAGCTTCCTTCTGCTGCATATCAATCTGAGCAGCTTGCTGTACCATAGGATCTGGTTTAGCAGCTTCTGATAACTTAGCAATAAGAGCTTCACGGTTAGCAAGGTTCATATTATCTACAACAGATTTAACAAGTTCGGGATACATAGGAGTATCAGGAGACATTGTTTGTAGTAGTTGTACTAATTGAGAAACCTCATACTCACGAGCAATAACACCTAGAGAGCTAGAAGGAATAAACTTAAAGTCACCAGTAGGGAACTTCTCAGGGTTGTATTGCATGTAGCGCCATGCAGCTTGCTGTACAAACGGGATAAGGAAACACTCTTGGAAATTAACCAAGGTACGCTTATGACGTTTAATGATAGAACCAAGGCCCATAGACACAGCACCAGCAGCCGATTGACCACCAACCATACCAGAGATACCAGCACTATCAATCGCCCCTGTAGCGTTCTGTACCATCCTCTGAAGGTGTTCAGCTTGACTGAATGTAATATTATCTACACTACCAAAGTGCATTGGTTGTAGTATCTCATTAGGATTACCATTCGTAAGAATAGTTTTTCCTGGTCTTACTTCCATCTTAGCGCCACGAGGCATACGAGATGCGTCCATCGCCATCATTGGGTGGACAGTCAGAGCTAGTGCATCTATTCGTGCTCGTAACTCTGTGTCCAAAGCTTTCTGACTATTGTATCCTTTCTCACAAACACCACGTCCCCAGAAGCGATTAGGTACTACATCCCAAGGGAATGCAACTACAGGACGATCCTGCATCATGTAAGGGTTTTCTTCTAGCTTTAGGATACTTGTTCCATTAGCAATCACTGCTACTACTTCTACATAGTTAGAACCATTATCTGTAAGTGTTTCAGATAGAGAAATAACTTCTTCATCTTCTGAATACAAGTGGGCTTCTAACATTGAACGAGGAAGTAAACCATAGTACTTGGTTAGACGAATACGATCTTCATCATAATCATCAATATCATCATTAGCTTCTAGGAAAGAGTACGAAGAGGACGGATCAATGTCCACATCGTCATACACACCTTCTTCTATCAACTGTTGTACTTGGTGAATAGGAACATACTCATCAATAGCACAGCCTAATGCCTCTTCAATAGAGGAAGCTACTGGGTCTATTAAGAAGTTCTGTGGTAGAACAGGACGAACAGTACATGAAACTTCTTTAGTTTCCATAACACCGTAGGTGGCAACTTGACCATCCATAGCAGGTTGTGTTGTAGGAACTCTTCGAGTCTTCTCTTGTACGACAACCTCACCAATACCTGTACCGAATACAGCAGAGTTTACAATACATTCAGAGATCGCTTGACGTGTCTTGTTAAGAGAGAACTCTTCACTCAAAGCATTCTTTAGGTACTCAACATCCCCACGTTCCTTATCGTCCATGTCATCACGGATGTCAAAGAACTTACCACGACCAAACGTAGCTTCTTCTACCTCAGCAACACTGCTTTCAACAGCTTGTTGTAGTGCAGGGCTGATTATACGGGAGCGTTCACTCTTACGAAGTGAGTCATCTCCTGCCCAGATACCACGCCATAGGCGATTGTATTCATCAAATCGTTCTTCATAGTTGGATTCATAATGATCACGCCAACCATCACACTTCTCCATGATCCATTCTTCTGCAGACTCTTCAAGGAGTAGTACATTTTCATCTGACATAATTAATATCCTGCGATAGCATCCATAAATTCGTACTCGTCTTCCTCATAGTCATACGCATAACTAACCTTAGCTAACTGGTCAATGTATGCAAGTGAATCTATTAAGTCATCGTGTACTAAGTGATTAGGGAACTGGAATAACTGGTCTAAGAACTCTGTATTCCACTTACCTTCGTTTAAAGTTATCTGTCCATGCTCGAATCGGCCTTGTAAAGCCCAGATAATACGGTCTGTCTTTCGTTTATTACCATGAGTTAGTTCCTCGACTCGAAAGAAGAACTGCTCTTGTTTCATTTTATCTAATAGATAGGGATGTACTGCGTTTTTCAGTGCTCCTTTCTCTACACCTATAGCAAGAGGTTGGTAATCTCGTACAGCTTGGAAGATTTTATCCGCTGTCTTCTTAACATCCCATCGTCCGTAGATTATATTATCAATCCACCAACCATCAGGCCCACATTTAACAACAGATATAGACGTTGTGTCTAGTTTCTTTTGTTTGGATGTAGTCGCTTTCTCTATATCAGCAAAACCCGCGAGATCGACAGAGATATAGTAGTCTCCTTCCGCAGGTTCTTCTGTATCAAACTCAATCCAGTCCTCACTAAAGACAGCTCCACCAGCAGCTTCAAAGCTAGCTAGGAACTCTTGACGGAATGCAAAGGATGACATACTTCCTTTAGCAGCTTCTATCTCTTCAGGGTCTAGTAGGTCATTATCATAAGAAGTAAAGTGCCAGCTACCAAAAGTAGGATCATCACCTTGTCCATGTCTATACAAATCATAGAAATGGTTACGTCCCATAGGCGTACCTATAAAGATAGCTTTACCTTTTTGGTCAGCTAGTGCTGGTCGTAGGATTTGCTCCCACACTTCAGGCTTCATGTCAGCATACTCGTCCATAACAAGGAACTTTAAGCTAACACCACGCATAGTCTCTGGTCTATCTGCACCCTTAAGTGCAATCGTAGTACCATTTATTAATTTTATTTGAAGATTATTAATATGACTACTTTTAATAACACTGTGGCCTAACTCCATAAGAGTTTCCCACATGATGTCTCGTGCTTGACCCTGAGTAGGGGCAACATAAAACACTTGCCCTTTAGTTGTCTGCAGACCTTCTATGATTAAGGCCCATGCTGCCAACCTACTCTTACCACAACGTCTCCCTGCTGCAACTACTTTGAATCGAACAGGGTCTTCATAAACTTCTCTTTGCCAATCTAGGAACGCAACATTAAGATCTGTCATAGTACTGGGGCGTACCTAACATTAAGACGTTGACCTTCTGCTACATTACCTTTATTTAACTCATCTTTTACATCTAAGTTAATGTTGGCTAATTCATCTATGCTAGATAGTCCGTGAGCTTTGGCAATACTATAAGGATTATCGCCCTTCTGGGCTATGTAACTATCTAACATCTCAAACGATGGATCGTATTGACCATATGGGCCTTCTCGTAATAGAGCCTGATTTACTGCGTACATTCTATCTTGTATCTGCTGGCTAGTATCTGCGTCAAGATAGTTATCATTATCAAGAAATTCTGCAGCAGCACCTGTAAAGTCTCCTGCATTTATAAGTGCTCGTGTATCTATACCTTGTCCAAGATCTCCACGATAAGTAGCCTGTACCAATTCAATCTGTAGTTCAGGAGAAAGATTGTCAAAATCAGGAATCATATTTCGAGTACGATCCACATGATGTTCTAAAACTTCAGGAAAACTTTTATCCATCCACTCTCCTGTTTGTCCCACACCTATAGTAGGCACTTCGTCCACTGAGTCATCTTTATAGACTTCAGTTGCAAACCCTTCAAGACGAACAACCCTCTCCTCCATAGGAGTTAAGTCTCGTCCTAGCATTCCTGCTACATGGTTAACTGCATCGTCTTCATGTAATATCACTGCATTCCCCTTCAAGGGCATCATCGCCCCCAATAATAGTAGTACCGCCAACACCCGTAATAGTGATTGACACAGCATTCCTTCCTCCACTCTCATTCTTTTTATCAAAATAAGAAACAGGTAACACACGATCCATACACATCTTAAGAGCTGCTGATTGAACAGGATGTCCATCTTCTAACGCTATTTGAATAACCTTATTGATAACCTTATCACCACTCGTTGCTAACAATCTAGCTTTGAGTTCATTGATTCTAGCAGCATCACCTTTAGGTCTTCCAACTGAATTTCTGTTACCCTTCTTCTTAGCTTCAACATCAGCTTTACGTGGACGACCACGCTTAGGCTTAACAAGAGAAGACTCTTTATGATCATCTTTCATAACAAACCTATTAGTTGCTTTGTATCTATATAGTCTCTGAACAGTTTGTTATTTACTTATTGATTATAAGTATAAGGATTATAGATCATAAATCATTATGTTTCTGTTCTGTCCTATATAGTCTGTTGACTATAGCATACTTCCTCTCATAAGTCAATAGTTATTTATACATTAATTACATAGCCCACCCAAGTCTACATAGGCGGAACTCAGGCGAGTGATATGTCCTCCGCAGTGCTCCTTTATTCTACCCCACATTCTTATCATTACTAATTAGTATTCTTTTATTTATCATAGAGATAGCGTCAATGATTAAATAGTCAAATTAGCTCTTTTTAGTATCTAAGTAGGTACCGCTATTGTGACCCAGCCCGATATATGCCCCCCGTCCCTAATGTAGACTACCCTAATGTAGTAGAATCTAATATACAATTGAGACTCATTCTCATTAGATACATTAGACTCCCCTGATATACAGAGTGTGAATGGTTAAGTAGGTACCCATAGCATATTTATATAGTACCCCACCTATATATATTAGTTAAGTCTACATTAGCTTCCCCTAATATTCAGCTAGCTTATGCGCACTATAAGTCTAGCCACCTGTACAATTAAATATGGTTAGACTATAATATATTTGTAGGTTGAGTTAGTCACTAAGTCTTAGTTACTAGCACGGCACTGCACGCTCTTTAATAACTAGGCTCGATTGTTGGAACAAGGGGTTAGTCCGTCTACATTTCGGATTAGCTTCAACGGGCAAGTGAGCTTAGATATTGACGAGATATAATTTCCTAGGAAACTTTCTAGATAAAATCAAAATGAATTGACCACAAGGTAAAATGATTATGAATTACACAAACGAAATACAAACATTGGGCAAAGCATTGCTAGGCCAAACAAAAGCACACGACAAGACTAGTGACGCACGCAGGTTGTTAGCAGTGGCACTACAAAATGATGCGGTAAACCTAAACAATGTCGAACACTCAGCAAGTTTAAAGCTAGACATAACCAAGAGTTATCCAAAAGGTACTGGTAAAGATGCAGACGAAGGTCAGAAAAAAGCTGTCAGTGCTGTTAGACAAGTGCTATCCACATACAAAAAAGGTTGTGAGCTAAACATTAGCCCAAACAACTTCGATACGTATAGTGAGTACAGAAAAGAAGTATATAATGAAACCGCTACACTGACTAAAAAAGAGCAGATCATTAAGTGGATTGAGAACGACAAGATAGAATTAGAGTTATCTGACCTTGTCGCCATTATCGAATCGTACAAAGCTATCAAGTAATAATAGTTTCCTAGGAAATTCTTGTAAGTCTATAGAGTTTCCTAGTCTATCAATAGGAGAATATACAAATGACTTATACAATGAGAGACGTTAATCGTTTACGAATGGATAGAGGTTGGCCCAAACTAATGGCGCTAGAATATTATATTGAACTGGCACAAGAGTCAGGCAATGATGCTAGCAGATCTTTAATGATGGCTTATACAGTTGAGAGGAGAAAAAGATAATGATTAAATTAGATAAAGAATTTACACTATTCACAGAAGATGAATTTTTCCAGAAGCATGCAATAGATTTAAATTTTGAATATGGCTCAGAAGAATTAGTTTCTTTGGCTATTGAGCGAGGGTTTATTAAATGCTGTGGGAATGATCTGTATTTTTACACACCACTAACTGATAAAGTTTCCTAGGAAATTATGGAGAATATAGAATGAAAGTTATAGCAGCAGAATCTTTGGATTGTAAACTATTGATTTGTGATAATGATCAAGTTTATTTAGGCATGTTAGGTGATATGGGATATCGCCAATACTATTCACTTGAGCCTTTATCATCTGATTTGATTTGGGTGGAAGGTGAACAATTAGAATTAGATTTAGCATTAAACAATTACATTGAAGGGGAATTATAATGAGCTACGAAAAAAGAACAGTACGTCACTTGGCAGCATTAAACGATCGAAGCACACCACAATACAAGCGATCATTCGCAGCAGAATGTTTAGGTGCGTTATACATGGCGTACAAGCTGGATAGCAGGCAGATGAAAGACTTATTCATGCGTGACCATGGTTTGTCTATAGATTCAGCAGAAGCGGTGATTCAATTCGGTGAGCGTTCCCACAAGCTTGGAAGTACATTATGAAAGCGTTTAAGATAATGAAAGTTAGTGATCAAGAAAACTCATGGAAAACTTTGTTCCACGGTGTAGATGGTGATCGTAATATTTCTTGTGATGAATGGGTTAATTCAAAGACCTCATACGTCCGTGATGGTTCTGGTGGTACATATTATTTATCAGGCTGGCACGTTTTACCATCATATGATTCTGCCTTATTGTATATGGAAAACTTTAAGGATACCACGGACAAGTATATTGTTGAATGTGAAGTAAAGAGTTACCAGAAAAAAGAGCATGCTCGTAGTCCTGTGTTCTTAGCTAAGTCAATAAAATTAGGTAGTGAAGCAATCCCTAGATAAAGTTTCCTAGGAAATTATGGAGAATAAAAATGATCAAATTAAGTGCTGCTAGTAAAATGCCATGTAAGTCATGGAGTCTTGAGTCTATGGTAACGTGCCCAGGATCGGTGAACGTCTCTACAGGGGAGGTTGCTGACGCTTGTGAGATATGTTACGCAAGAGATGGCTTCTATAGCATGCCAACTGTTAAAGCGTTACGTGTACACAACAAACAAGATTGGAAACGAGATGCGTTTGTACCTGAGTTTATTATTAAGCTTGATACAGAACGATACTTTAGGTGGTTTGATAGTGGTGACTGTTACTCAGTCAAGTTAGCATGGAAAATGTACGCCATCATGGTAGCAACACCTTGGTGTAGTCATTGGTTCCCAACTAGGCAGCACAAGTTTGATAAATTTAAGGAGGTGTTAGATGCGATGGATGCCCTACCCAATGTTGTTGTTAGGCGTAGCAGTGATAGTATTTCAGGTGAGTTGGTTAGCGGATCTAATTCATCAACTATCGTTCCCTATGTAGAAACAGAGATTAATTTCCTAGGAAACTCTGAAGTGTGTTTAGCATATGAAAGAAAAGGTAAGTGTGATACTTGCAGAGCTTGTTGGGATAAAGATGTTGAAGTAATTATTTATCCAGCTCACGGCAGAAAAGCTAGTAAGCTAATTAAGATGAGAGAAGCGGCATGATTATTAGATACATTTTATTATATGTTATTATTATCGTTATGTTATGTGTTGTTGTAAGAGACTATGAATTATTATTTTTATTACTAAGTTAAACTCTTAAGAGAGATTATAGCATAATAAAACTAATATCTCTATGCTCTTGTGTTATTATATGGGTATAGGGAAACGATAAGGGTATGTTATGAAATGTGTTGGTTGTGATCAAGTGTTGTCCGATTATGAGGCAACTAGAAAATACGAAATTAATTATTTTGTAGATCTATGTAATGATTGTATGAGTAACGTGGATGAAGATCTAGTTACCTTAACAAGAATAGATTTACTAACTGTCGGAGATGAATAATGTCATATGATTATATGAAGTTGTGTAAAGCAGGAACTAAGTCAGTCGTTGTACCAGAAGAATATCTTATGCTGATAGAAAAGGAAGCACACATACTTGAGATGTTAGTAGCTCATGGTGTAGAAGATTGGGTAGGGTACGAGGATGCTTTAGCAGCGTATGAGGAGGAGATAACATGAGCTTAATATTTGTACCAAAGATTCCTGAAATATTCAAACAAGAAGTAGTGGTGAGGAAAAGAGTAGCTAAACCTAACCAAACAAAAAGGAAGCGGCGTAAGTGGGATAAAAAAGAACTGGAATTGCTTGTCAACTTACGTGCTCTTAATGTATCATTCATGGACATTGCAGCGAAGCTGAGGCGTAGACCTGAGACTTGTGCTATGAAAGTACATGCTAATGAATTGAGTTTTAAAATAAAAGAGAGACGTGCTGCTCTTTTGAGTATAGAAATGGAGAAATACAATGACACTGAAACAAATTAGAACGTATGCTGCTAATTCCTTGAAGAAAAAGCTTGCTCTACGTGTAGAACATGACCGAATACTTTTAGAGATTGCTAACTACACTGCTGCTTTGAAAAGTAGTGGTAGCTTTAAAACATACAATCAAAGCAGGATAGATACACTAACTACAGACTTACATGAAGTGGAAGAGGAGATGAAACTATGACTAAATTAGAAGAACTACGAAAGAACTTTCAGGATTCTATAGCTGCTTGTGACAAGGCTGATTCTGCTTTAGACGCTCTATATAAACTGGTTCGAGAAGCAGAAGAAATTCATGATGAAATTGACATGGATTTTATTATTGCCCAAAAAGAATTATTCACTTATGAGGAATCCCTATTATGATTTTTAATATTGATCTTGATGCTGATCAAGTTAACGCCATCACTGTGCATGCTCTAAAAGATTATTATAAAATATTGTATGAAGAAGTAGAACTTACGCAGGGATTTGATATTCTATTATCACTCGATGATGTTATGAGTCACTTCATGACTGAAAGAGAGTACGAGGAGTTTGCTAATGGCCTTTGTGAAAACGCACTTAGAGTGCGATGATTGTGATAGCAGTGACGGCAGGTCTATAGATGATAAGGGCTGGTCACATTGTTTTGTTTGTGAAACTAGGAAGAGGGTGGATAGTACTATGGAAACCGAGAGAAGCGTTGATCAGAAACCTAACGGTAACTTTGATAAACTAAAAGAAAGTCTATTGTCTGGACAATACAAGAGTGTTGTTAACAGAGGCATATCAAGCGATACGTGTAAGGCATATAAGGCCCAGCTCCAAGGGGATACTATGCACTTCGGGTACCATGATAAGGACGGGTACCTAGTTGGTGCTAAGACACGTTCACCTGACAAGGAATTTAGAACTCAAGGTAGCTGGAAGGACACTGTGTTGTTTGGACAGAACCTATTCAATAAGGGTGGTAAGTACATCACCATAACTGAGGGTGAGTATGATGCGATGTCAGCCTATCAGATGCTTGGGTCAAAGTATCCAGTAGTATCTATTAAGAACGGCTCGGCAGCAGCCCTTAAGGACTGTCGTAGTAGCTATGAATACCTAGACAGCTACGAGAATATTGTAGTGTGTTTTGATTCAGATGAGAGTGGCATGAAAGCAGCCAACCAAGTTGCTGAATTGTTCGGAGGCAAGGCCAAAGTATTTAAACATACAAAGGATGAGAAAGATGCTAACGATTATGTTAAGTTTGGACGCAACAAAGAGTTTGTTGATCGCTGGTGGTCGTCAGAAAGATTTGTTCCCGATGGGATTGTTGCAGGAAGTAGCTTGTGGGATGAAGTTAATAAACCCATTGCACCTGCAGACTGCCTTTACCCATACGATGGACTCAACAAACTCACCTATGGTATTAGATTCGGTGAACTTGTTACAGTTACGGCTGGCTCTGGACTAGGTAAGAGTCAGTTCATGCGAGAGATTATCTGGCAGATCATTAGTAAGACCGAAGAGAACATTGGAATATTATTCCTTGAGGAAAGTATAAAGAAAGCAGGACTGTCTCTAATGAGCCTAGCTGCTAACAAACCTTTACACCTACCTGATACTGTAGCAACAGATGAAGAACGCTTAGACGCTTTCAATGCTACACTAGGAACTGATCGTGTGTTCTTATTCGACCACTTCGGATCTACTGGTGTTGATAACATTGTTAGTCGTGTACGTTATATGGCTAAGGGATTAGGTTGTAAGTATGTAGTACTTGATCATATCTCTATCGTTGTATCTGCTCAGGCGAGTGGTGATGAACGTAAGGCTATTGACGAGATCATGACTAGACTACGTATGTTAGTACAAGAGACAGGCATAGCATTGTTCATTGTCTCCCACCTCAAACGACCTGATGGTAAGGGACATGAGGAAGGGTCAGCGACTAGTCTATCTCAGCTACGTGGTTCAGGCTCTATCGCACAGCTTAGTGATATGGTTATTGGACTAGAGCGTAATGGACAGGCAGAGGTTGAAGAAGAACGAAACACTACTCATGTTAGGGTACTAAAGAATCGCTTCTGTGGTACGACAGGTAAGGGAACTCCTTTACTTTATGATCATGCTACTGGTAGAATGTTAGAGACGCTAGAGGAGGAGGAGTTATGAAACTATGGCATGTAGTAAAAGAATCTTATGTAGCAGGAGGTAAGGACTACAGCTCTTGTTCATTTGTAGAAGTAATATACTCGTCATCTTATAATGAATGCAGAAAGAAAGCTAAGGAGCTATACGTAGAAAATGATTATGATGATATAAACCCTGAGTATACTTACCCTATGAGTGATATAGAGTTTACTACTACTCACCCATTCCATGATAACTTTCCTGATGTTAGGGAACCGATAAGGACATGGCACTTGTATGGCTCAGAGTATGCATGTGATGCTGCGTGGTTTCGTACCCACATCCTATCCTCTAATGATCTTATGGAGTTAGAAATGCATATGTCCTATGAGAGTACGGGAGGTCAGTATAGGGATATGGTCATCGTCCACACTGATGAGTTAGAGGAAGACGATATAGAAGAGGTGATGTCATGAGTAAAATAGGAAACTATGTATTAGGAGAGATAGAAGAAAATGCTGACGCTAGATATAGAAACGACTATGGCTATGAACCACATATGGTGTTGTGGTATACATATCTCAGGAGAAAAGCGAGAGAGGGTCTTGCTAAATCCCATGCAGTTAGAGCAGCATATACATGGAACACAGGTCATAACAGGCCACAACATAGTTAGCTTTGATGCCCCTAAGATCAAAGAGCTATGGCACCTAAGCATTCCTAGCTGGAAGTTAAGAGACACGCTTCTTATGTCTCGACTATGGAACCCTAGACTAGAAGGAGGCCACTCATTAAGAGCATGGGGAGAGCGCCTTGGTTATGCTAAAGGTGACTTCACTGATTACGATGGTGGAATGTCAGAAGAAATGATCTCTTATTGTAAGCAAGATGTTTCTATTACTGTTAAGTTAGAAGACTATTTAACCAAGGCATTAGCTAAGGATAAGTTCTCTGAGGAATGCGTTAAGCTTGAACATGATGTTGCTGTTATTACTCAGCAGCAAGAGATCAATGGCTTTAAGCTAGACTTAGTAAGAGCTAATCAATTATTAACTGACCTCATGGAGAGAATGAATGTCCTCGAACGAGAAGTACAAGAAGTCTTTCCACCCTTGGTGGAGAAACGAGTCTCGGAAAAGACAGGAAAGCAACTCAAAGATAAAGTCACAGTCTTTAACCTTGGAAGCAGAAAGCAAATTGCCTACCGCCTCCAAGAAAAAGGAATAGTATTTAAAGAACAGACTGAGAAGGGTAACATCATTGTTAATGAGAAGACCTTAGCATCAATTGATCTACCAGAAGCAAGGCTTATAGGTGAATACCTAACCTTACAAAAACGAGTAGGTCAGATAGATAACTGGGTCAATGCAGTAGCTGATGATGGCAGGGTACATGGTCGTGTTATAACGAATGGTGCTGTCTCTGGACGGATGACTCACCAGACTCCTAACATGGCTCAAGTACCTGCTAGTAAGCACGACAAGAAGACAGGTGAGTTGTTGTGGGGTAGAGCCTCTTGGTATGGCACTGACTGTAGATCTTGTTGGATTGTAGAAGAAGGTAATGTGTTAGTTGGTATAGATGCTTCTGGCTTAGAGCTACGAATGTTAGCCCATTACATGAATGATAAGTCGTATGTTGAGCAGATATTAGATGGTGATATACATTCGTATAACCAGAAGATGGCTGGCTTAGATACGAGAGATCAAGCGAAGACCTTCGTGTACGCTCTGATTTATGGTGGAGGTGTAGCTAAGATTGGACAGATCGCTAATGGCTCTGCTCGTAAGGGTAAGCAATTGATTGATCAGTTCATGAAGAACCTACCAGCATATGCCAACCTCAAGAAGCGAGTGTTGACCGCTATGCGTAAGAATGGTACACTACAAGGGCTGGATGGGAGGAGACTACGTGTAGAATCTGAACACAGTGCATTAAATTTCTTATTACAATCAGCAGGTGCTGTGATAATGAAGAAAGCTTTAGTCATATTACATAGCAAACTAATTGAGAACCGTATCTGGTTTAAGTTAGTAGCTAACGTACATGATGAATGGCAAATAGAAACTACCAAAGAGTATGCTGAAATGGTAGGGCAGTTAGGAACTCAAGCTATCAAGGAAGCTGGTGAAAGTTTTAATATGAATTGTCCATTAGATGGTGACTACAAAGTTGGTACCACTTGGGCAGAAACACACTAGAGTTTCCTAGGAAACTTCGCAATTAGGTCTAGTGTACTTTTAATTAATAAGGAATAAAATCCATGCAAAATACTAATCAAGCAATTAAGATCCAAGCCGTAGCTTACTGGTTCTCTTTCCTAGAGAAGAATGAGATGTCCGATAAGTATCAAGTTGATGTAAGTCAGCTATCTGAAACTCAAGTAGATCGCTTGGAAGGTCTAGGTATTAATGTTAAGAACAAAGGTGATGACAGAGGTTACTTCGTAACTGCTAAGTCTACCAATCGTGCTCCTCGTGTAGAAGATACTGAAGGGTTCGCAGTGACTGAGCCTGTAGGTAATGGCAGTAAGGTTACGTTCATCATTAAGCCTTATGATTATAACTTCAAAGGTAAGACAGGTGTTGGTGTTGGTTTATCCAAGGCTCGTGTTGATGATCTAGTAGTCTTCAATAAAGAAGATGCTGGCTTCGATGATGTACCTGAGTTATAAATGTTAATTCTCATAGACGCTGATATCTTTTGTTATCGTATCGGCTTCGCCTGTGAGGAGGAGAGTGAGTCAGTTGCTTGTAAGACTATGAGTAACTACCTCACTAACATCATTGAAGATTTGGTGATGGACTCTGACGATGAAGAACATGAGGTTGAACTGTACCTAACTGGTTCAGATAACTTCCGCTTCGATTACGCTGTTACTGCAGAGTACAAAGGTAATCGTAAGAAGAATAAGAAACCTCAACACATCTCTGCGCTGCGTGATCATTTGATTGCCCAGCATGGAGCTGTAGTTACTCAAGGTGAAGAGACAGATGACAGGATAGCGATCCGAGCTACACAAGAACCAGAAGCAATAATCGTTTCTTTAGATAAGGACTTTTACCAACTGGTGTGTGGACATTACAACTTTGTTAAGAAGAAACTCTTTTATATTACTAAAGAAGAAGCTGTGTTTAATTTCTATATGCAGTTCTTAGTTGGTGATACTGCTGATAACATCATGGGTGTTAAAGGTATTGGCCCTAAGAAAGCTGAGAAGCTTTTAGAAGGTAAGACTGAGTTAGAAATGTATGCTATCTGTGTAGATAAACTTGGAAGCGAAGAACGCGCTCTTGAAAATGGAATACTTCTGCACTTACGTAGGGAGGATAATGAGATATGGCAACCACCAAAACCCGTAACAACGGACGATGGACAGAAGCAAGACACAAATCATTTATAATCTCTGCGTTACGTGGAGCACATAGTAAATGGGGAGTTAAAGCGGATGTTAAAAAACTTGCTAGAGTTTCTACAGGGCGGTATGTATGCGCTGAGTGTGGCAATGTTGGCCCAGCTACTCTACCACCTTTGGATGGGCAGAAGCGTAGAAGGAACAATGCTGCTGTTGATCACATTGAGCCTGTCGTGGAGCCTGCTGAAGGATTTCAAGATTGGAATACATACATAGAGCGTATGTTCTTAGAGCTAAATGGTTATCAAGTCCTGTGTCATGATTGTCATAGCACAAAGACTAAAGAAGAACGAGTAGTACGAACTGAAATGAGGAGAAAGAAATGAGACATCTAGTAATACCGGATACTCAAATCAAACCTGATAACAACACAGACCATATGACTTGGGCGGGTAAGTATGCAGTTAAAATGAAACCAGATGTTATCATCCATCTTGGTGATCATTGGGACATGCCTAGCCTAAGTAGTTATGATGTGGGTACTAAAAGCTTTGAAGGTAGGCGGTACACTAAAGACATTGAAGCAGGTAATGCAGCAATGGATAAGTTGTTAGCTCCTATTAGACGAGAACAAGAACGTCTGAAAGAGAACAAGAAGAAGCAGTGGAACCCTCGCTTAGTATTCTTATTAGGCAACCATGAGTATCGTATCATACGTGCTATCGAAAGTGATCCTAAGATAGATGGACTCATTAGTTATAATGATTTCAATCTAAACGGATGGGAAGTGCAAGACTTCTTAGACCCTATTGTTATTGATGGTGTTGCCTACAGTCACTACTTCACTTCAGGTGTGATGGGTAGACCAGTATCCTCTGCTAAGTTACTTCTACATAAGAAGTATATGAGCTGTGTGATGGGGCATGTGCAGGATCGTGACATTGCTTATGCTCGGAGAGCTGATGGTAAGAACATGACTGGTTTGTTTGCTGGTATCTACTATCAACATGACGAAGCCTATCTGAATCCACAGACGAATGGTTCTTGGTCAGGGTTATGGGTATTCAACAGTGTTGAAGATGGTAGCTTTGATGAACTCCCTGTATCAATGGACTACCTACGGAGGACTTATGGCGCTAACTCTGGAAGAACTGAAAGGACGCTTAAGGCAGTTGGATGAAGTGATTCTTGTTGACATCCTACAGTTGGAGTCAGCAGATATAGTTAATAGATTTGAAGATGTTATCGAAAGAAACTTTCAATCTTTAGAGAGTGAAGTAGAGTCTCCTGAAGATGGACTCTATGACGATATGTACCACACTTCAACTTATAATGGAGATTATTATGATTGATAAAATAGAACCTACATACACCTTTGATAATGACTTTGGTGATATAGAAGAAGAGCGACCAGCAGCTAGTAAGATGCAGGTAGGAGGTGATCATTATACTAAGTTAGGTATACAGCCTATGGAATACTCTATGGCTAATGACTTGAATGCTTTACAACACACAGCAATTAAATACATCACTCGCTATAAGGATAAAGGTAATCCCCTACTGGACTTAGCTAAGGCAGTTCACTGTATTGAAATGCTGATTGAACATGAAGTAAACAATTAAATAGTCAAGCAAAATAAAGGGGACAATTAAGTCCCCTCCTTATTACATCCCTGTAATTTCTTTCATCTTCTCCTTCTCATATCGTTCGATAGCTTTCTCTTTTCCTCCTAATGCCCAAGACTCTATAAGACTACCCACTACTGGGAATGTTTTAATCATGTTTATAGGAGCCTTTGATTCATCTAAAGGAACGCCTTTCGCATAACGGTTAACATCCTTAATGATACCAGTGATAGGAGATGTAGGTGGAGTAATTAAACCACCTGTTACAGCCTGCCAATCACCCTTCTGAATATCACCAATAGAATAAGCATTAACGAAGAACAATGATGTAAGGTTTTCTAGGACGTTATCAGGTATATCCTCCACATTGAAGTCCTCACCAGCCATAACATCCTTCACTTCATCTACTGTTCCACCAGCTATACCTACCATAGCAGCATATCTAAGAGCAGCTAAAGTAGCACCCTTCTTATCGCCACTTCTTCCTCGTTTAATAATATCATTATGTAACAAGGTTAACTGCTTAAGACCAAATGATTTCAGAGCATATGCTATCCTGCCATTAGGGTTATCCAAATGTAGTTTAGGCATTTCAAGTAGAGAGATTGGCTGCGTGTCTGATATCTCATGGAACCTATATAGGTCTGTTAGTTCGTTATCTTTATTGTTCCTTAGACCAACGACTAATGCATCGAAGTCATCACCATAAGCTTCACCATACTTCTTCCTTAGTTTCTTAATTCCTGCAGCAGATGATGCTAACTTCCTTCCTTTAATACTAGAAGCTTCTAACAAGGTACGCTTACCAAATCTATCTACAGCACGAAACAAACTAGCCTTAAGAACCTTATCTAATAACTTAGTAGTTCCTCCTGTCGTAGCCATCTCTGCTGATACAGTGTCAATAAGACCACTCTTTTCAAGACGATTACTTTTAAAGTTTAACGCTCCTTTAATCGTAGGCATTACACCATGTAGGTAGGCAGAAGTACCTAAGTCTTTTATCTGAGTAGCTGCAGACCTTAGCTGTCCTAACGTAGCCATGTAGCCTATGTTTTTCACAGCACTTAATGTACTGTTCATAGCCTCTTCACCAGCTCCAAAGCGAGTATGGATTAAATCTTTAAGTACTCGTTGACCATTCTCCCCAACCCTACCAGAGCGAACTTCTTCTCCTAATGTCCTATAAAGAACAGACTCAGCTTTCTTACCAGCATCTGTTAAGATTCTATCATTGCCTAATAGCTTAGTCTTTTCAAATGCCCTAGTGCTTGATTCAACATAATTAAGTAGAGCAGTGTTAGCATCCTCATAGTACTTCATCAACTCTGGAGGGACTTCATCAACTGAACGCTTGGCCTTAGCACCACCTAATACTTTAGGGTAGGCTTTGTTAACTGCCCTTGCCACAGCCTGAGTAAGTCCTCTCTCAGAAAGATCCTTTAGTTCCTCAACACCCTCTTGCTTCATAGCTCCTTTAATACCAGTCTCTAAAGCACCTACAGCGTCAGGATTAGCACGACCTAACGCTTCACGTAGCCCATCTAAATCTCTAACCTTACGAGGAAAGTAATTAGCTATAGGTTTATATGTGTTACCTACAATCTTTTTAAATTCATGACCATCAGTTTTTAACATCTTATGTAAAGCTTCTGCTTCTTTAGCCCCTCCTTTAGTTAGTAAAGCTTTAGCAGCATCATAGTCACCATTAATAAGATGATTGTTTACAGTAGTTCTGACTTTCTTTGGATACTTATTAAGCTGAGTTAGAAATGGTTGTACTAATCCCTTACGTTCACCCATTCGTGAGGCCAACTTCCTTTCATAGTTACGAAGAACTTGAAATACTTTTGGAGACTCTTCTCTAATACGAGATGATAATCCTTCAACAAGGTTCTTAGCAATGCTAGCTTTCTTAACAACGTCTTTAATAGCCTTTGCATTTTCAGGAGAAGGTACTTTTACTTTTCGATTAGCAAGCTTTGACGCAGTCAATACATCTTCGCTCGTTAATGCTAGACGTTCACCAGCTACCTTCATAGCTTCTGGCCCAGACAATCCACTAGCAACATGATGAGAAACTAAAGAGTCTATGTCATCTAATGCTTTGTTAGCACTTTTAACAGCAGATTTCTGAGCTACTTTACCAACACCTTGACCTGCTTTAATGAAAGCATAGCCGAGAACAGGGGCAGCAACAGCGCCACCTAATGCATGTAGACCTGCCTCTAAAGGATCAACACTACCTTTCTCAAGAAGCTGGTCAGTAGCAGAGAAGGTACCGCCTAAGCCACCGCCTATAACAGCCATGCCTTTGTAAGTAGCACCCACAGGTAAAGCAGATGTAGGATCTAAAACCATACCTACAATGTTACCAAAAGTACTACCTTCAACATCACTATACTCAGCTTCAATCTGATCAGCACGTTGATTTTTGATCATCTCTCTACGTTCATCAAAAGAAGCATCAGCAAATCCACTACCATACTTCTCATCTAATGATGTAAATCCTAGACCGTAACCATCCTCATCACGATAAGTAACATCACCACCTATACCTGTATAGGCAGTAGCAATGTCACTGATTTGTTGGCTAAGACCAGCCTCCTCTACAAAGCCCTTAGCAAAGGAAGTTTCTTTCTCGGCAGGGTCTTCTTGCTTAACTTGAGTTAAGTCATTCCAAGAGGGTAACGAAGAAGCTACAGTTTGTTGTTGTGATAACTCATCCCAAGTAGGAGTAGTCATATACTCTATCTCCTTACAGCTCTATGATTGGCTTGTTTTTGTCTGTTGCGTGACGACCATACTTTTTCCCATTGTGGATAACAACTTCGTAACCATTAGGAAGTCCAGCAGGGGTTGTAGATGCTACTTCAGTTGGAGTAAATGTTTTTGATGTACCAATTAAGTCATCATTTGTTACAATCATGGACTCTGCTTCACCCATTGCTTGAACTTCAGCAATGTTAGCCTCAATACCTTTAGCCTCTAATTGCTTTGTTCTATTAGCTACCCAACGTGCAGCAGCATTTAAGTCCATACGATCTAAACCACTATCAATAATACCATCACCCCATCCTGCTTTATCCATAGCATAAAGAGCTGTCTCAATATTCTCTTTAGTTATGTTTGCAGCTTTAGGGGTGTTAACTTTAGCTTGAGCATCTTCAGGTAATGGAACCCATGCATCGTTTTGACGCATAGCAGGTACGCCATTAACTAAAGCACCCTGAACTTCAGAGCCGTCTCCAAGAACATAAGTCTTAAACCCTGTAACTTTAGGAGCTACATTAGAAGCAGCTTCCATATCACGAGCCTCTGAATGTAAAGCCATAGCCTGAGCATAATCACCACTCACCATTAACTTCTGAGCAGCAGCACGTAAACCAGCAACAGTGGTTAGGTCAGCACCTGACATACTATCTTTCACACTCTGAGCCTGTGCCATCTCTGGAGTCTGTAATCCAAACATGTTGTTAACACTCTGGCCTACTAAGGCACCACCTGCTGCACCTGCAGCGAAGTAGGGGTTCATAGCAGCTGCCTGTGACACTGCCTTGTTCGTTCTATTCTGTTGTATTGTATTCGGATCTAAACCAAATAAACTCATTACATCACTAGCCATAATATTCTCCTAGCCTTACGGCATAACCATATCATTATTAAACTGACCAAGTCCAAACATGCCACTAGTATTGCCTAATGAAGTAGTCATAGGAGCTACACCTCCCTGAGAAGAACGAATATTACTTTGTAGATTAGACCAATCAATACCACCTATAGCATTGCCAATACCAGTGTAACCACCTGATGTCGCCATGCCTGCATTCTGAGTATTTCCTGCAGCACCTGACATACCTGATACTAAGTTACTACCTGCAGCATTAGCAGCATTAGCAGCATAGTTACCGAGCATACCGCCCAACTCTTGTTGCTGTAGTCCCATATTATCAAGACCTTGAGAAGAATTTAACATGCTTTGACCAATACCAATATCGGTCTGTCGCTGCTGTTGTGCTCTATCAAATGCATTGTAACGATCTGCTGCATCCTGTTGTGCGAATGCTTGAGCAAAGCCATAGCCTTGAGGAGACATCATACCACCTCCACCAGCACCTAAACTCTCAGCGCCCATACGAAGACCACTAGAGCCAGTACCGAACATACTCTCACCTAGCTTCATAGCCTCTGCATTACGAGCGCCAGCACCTAGTTCACGTTGCTGATTATAGAACTGATCTGCTAGTTGACCATAGTCTCCTTGAGCAGCTCCAAAGGCTTGTTGTCCTAGACCTAACATCTGATCTTTTTGACCCTGATAACGAGGGTCTAATGAGAATGATGATTGACCATCTTCAAAAGAAGCAGTACCTAAGCCAGAAGTTACTCCGTAGGGCTTATACATACCACCTGCATAAGCTGTTTTTGCAGCGTCTTGTTGTAGTTTTGAAGCTTCCCTAGAACCACTAGCAGCAGCATTAGCTCCAGCTCCTCCAAACAACCCTGAAATTAATGATGGTGCAACTGCACTGATTATTGATCCTAACATATAATTGTTCCTTGTCCTGTCTTAAATTTATGAGATAGTAAATGAGCTTGGGTTATAGTAGGGAGCACCTGCTGCACCACCACTTCCTACACCTGTTTTTCGAGATACAGAGCTAGGAGTAAATCCACCAGCAGCTCCAATAACCCCTATGGCTCCACCATCACCACCAGCACCACCGTAGAAGAGTCCCTCTCCATGAGCTGCTCTTGCTCCATAGCCCCCAGCTCCTCCAGTAGTTAAGGTTGCTATAGCTCCTGATGCTGCGTTATAACTACTACTGCCATTAGCTGTTTTACCAGCACCACCAGTGCCGTAAGGAGCACCACCGCCACCACCGCCACCACCAGCATGTCTGTAAATATAAGTACCTTCGCCACCACCTGCACCACCACCTCCGCCAAGTATACTTCCATTATTGATGATGGTAATATTACTTTCTATGTGGATGGCAGACCCTCCAGAAAAACCATCTTGAGGGGCAATCATACTTGATGGGTATTGATAACCACCTGCACCACCCTTACCACCATGACCATATATTAGACCATGATTCTCTATAGTGATTTTAGCAGAGTGGCTAGTGCCTGTTTTAAGTGCATACGTAGTAGTAGAAGACGCAACTAAGGTAGCTCCACTCGGAACAACAACACGTACATTATGATACCTATCTAAACTAAGAGCATCTAAATCAACATTAGTATGCTGAGTGGCTGAGAAGGTAAACACAGATTCATATTCATAAGTAGGTTTCCAAGAGTTGCCTTGTTTAGCATAAGCTTTCTTAACTCTTGTCCACGTACCATTTAATTTAACTTTAGGCTCTGCATTAGTCCAAGCCCCAGAGACTTTAACTTTAGTACTCAAACCAGATGTCTCCGTTATTACCCTCGGATATAGGAGCATCATTGTCGATATAAATAGTTCTTCCTATAAGACCTGCTGCGCCATCAATCACAACAGAGTTAACACCTGAGTCAGGGATAGCAGCAATGGCAGCAAGAGCACCTGCAGTAGAAGTAGTAACAAAAGCTGTTGTAGCTATCTGTGTACTAGATGCGCCAGATGAAGCAGTAGGAGCAACAGGCATTCCAGTTAAAGAAGTATTATTAGTATTAGCTTTAGTGGCTATTGCAACTGCTAGTGAATTAAATTCATCATCTATCTCTGCACCTTTAACTCGCTTGAGGGCGTTACCTGTAGGTAAGTTATCTTTAGTAGCAAAGTTTGTGGACTTTGTATAATTACTCATTATGTTATCCTGCCTTGTTTAATATATAAATCAAATTTCTGAATAGAAACTTCATGACCACTTATCTCTGTTTCAAAGCCTAGTTGAACAACTGAACCACTGCCACCAATAGATAGTTTAATTCTGTCTGTACTACCACCACCTGTGAACTCACCTATATCATACTCAGCAATTTTATATTCAGATAAAGCTGTTTGTTTGACTACAGCATTGTAAGATCTATATTCATCAGAGTAGTCTATACCTGACTTGATTGTAAATGCTTGTCCACTTCCTCCAATCAATGTGATACCAACACTCTTCAATATCTTAGCAGTGGTTGGTTGATCAAAGTCAAAGTAGTTTGTGTAATAAATCATACGATATGTTTCAGTATCATCGTAATAACCATCATACTCAGCAATGCCTGTAGTCTGTCCAAAGAATAGACGACCATCAGAAGTATTAATCATTCCTCTGTGGGTTAGCCCTGTCCATCTAGTTACTCGCGCAGCACCATTCTCTAACTTACCCCTCATATCAAAACAGTACACTGCCTGACTTGATGGGAAACTTAAAAGATAGAAAGCATGTTGTGCAGAGTAGACACTTTTAATGTTATCGCTAGGCTCAGAAGAAAGAATATCAGAGAGTTCATCACGTACATTAATAGATATGTCCCCTATTGGAGTAGACTTCTCTTGTATTACTCTGCTTAAAGAACGAACACCTGAGTTAGATAAAAATAAAAGATCAGTACCTGTGTTCTGTACAGAGTCACGAGCTATACATCCCACCCCTTCTATCACCTCCACTAAACGTAATGTTGATGGAGTCAGGTAATTGTTGTTATTATCTGTATCCCCATAAACAACAATACAGTTCTTACAGAATATTATAAGGAAGCCGTTAAATGCTCCAAGAGCTACAATAGAGTCTCCACCTTTAGTCCAAACCTTTGCTATATCTAACTCACCACTAGCTCCTACACCACCCCATCTTCCACCACCGCCATTAGTAGTAACTAAGTCAGAGAAGTGAATTGTATGATTGTCTCCTATGATATCAGCAGCCCATAACCTACCATAAGCAGACAGAGCACAGTTAGCTTTAGGCGCTACACCTGAAGCATGTGAATGATCTCTTACTCGCTCTATAGGCCCACCAGCTTCTTGTACTAATGGATCATGTCCACGTTGAAACAAATAAGCATGGTCACTTAATG